CGCAGCCCCAGCACCGAGACCAAGCCCACCAACACCAGTCCGAATAATACGATCCCCCCAAAAACGCTGGTAGTCTTGGGGTGAAGGTTTGCCAACAGGGGCAGCTGCGGGTGGGACATTATTGGCGAGCTTTTCGAGTGTGGTCATGAGGCGTACTCACTATGTCTTGGGCGGGATCATGCCATAAACCTGCGCCCATTCAAGCCAGACGCGAAAATGTTTATTGTCATCATCCCAATTGTCGCTTCGTTTTAACAGCCGGTACCAGCCGTTCACAATTTTATCATTTATGTCGTCAAATTCGGCTTTCTGGTTCACGTCCCACAGCTCGAACATTTTGGACTTAAAATCGTACTGCAGCTCGATATTTTCAAGCTCGTCCTGTTTTAAGTCGTTCCGCTGCCCAGAGCCCAGCACCGGAAAGCCGTCCAGCGTTCCGGGCCAGTTCAGGCGCGCGTTGTTGTGCTGCGAACCGCCAATCTCGCCGTGATATTTACGGAGACTCACAGGTTACCTTTCTGGCCGGTATAAACGTAACTTCTTGTTCGTTTTCGCCCGCGCGGCGTACGCCTTATACGCTGCCGCCAGTTCGCGCGCCTTCAGATCCTCTTCGTCCACGTCGGGCTCAGTCAGCTTGCCGGCCAGATGTCCAGCCAAGCCACCGCCGACTGTCGCCAGCATGAGCGGTGTATACGCCACGTTGCCCAGCGCGTTCCACGAGTCAGCCATCGACGGCAATTCCAGCGCCGACTTGATAAACGAGCTGGCCGCTTTGACGCGCGCATTCAGGGCTTCGCCGGTCAGCTGTTCTTCGGCGCAGCGCTTGAGAAAGCCAAGCTTGAAAGCTTCTTTTTCAGTGACGTCCATGTCAGAAGTCTCCGGGCAGAATAAGTTTTTTGGCGGGCGCTCCGACGGAAAAATCCGGGGTAACTTGTTTACCCGTATCTTTGCCGACTGGTAACGCACCCGGCAGCGCAGTCGTAAAGTTTGCGCCGCTGGCCATCGATATCTTACTCTTTCTGCCCGGCCGGTGTCGCATAAACCACGCGTCGACTACCGGATCATTACGGTCGCCCTGCTCTTTGGCCTCTTTTGTGACCGCAATCATATCTTCAATTGCCCGCTGTAAAGCAGCCCGGTCAGCCGATAACCACGCGGCTTTTCCGGGGTTTTCCGCAGCAATCGTGCGCAACCGTTTGGCCTCGTCGCTGATGGCCTGCGCCCGCTGTAGAAATTCTTTACGGGTGAGGACGAAAAACTCGCCCGTCTCCTCGTCATGCAGGCAGATAAAGCCGTTTTTGGCGTAAAACTTCAGACTGCCGTACGTATAGCACTTTCCGGTCGTTCCGTGTCCGGCGGGCATTCAGCACCTTACTTCGTGGGGATCGGGCAACTGCCGCCTTCACAATCGCTTGTTTTCACAGGCGGCAGCGGTTTCACTTGCAGACGCATAGCGGGGTTCAGCCCGTTACTCTGCATCCTGACTTTGTCGCCAGTCTTCGGCTCGCAGTCGGGGCAATCGGTCCACGGGTGATTGCTGTCACCGGTCGGGATCTTGCCGGTGCCCTTGCAGCGCGTGCAGTCCTTCGTATCGACCAGCGGCTTGGTTACTGGCGAATCAGGAAGCAAAGCAGCGTAAGCAACCTCTGCAGCGACCATCCCGATATAGTCTTTTTTGGGCGGTTCGGCATAGGTCACCGGAGCAAGCGCGAAGATCCATTCGAACATGATTGTGCTCACACAAGAAATAAAACTGATCAGATGAATCCGCGGGCGCCGTAGCTTTTCAGCTTCTTCGGCGGCCACCCGTTTACGCCCGAGATCGCCACCATGTAACGATTTTTGATATCAGACCATCGAGCCCAGAAAGCACCAACAGGAATGTCGATGTTAGTACCAAAAATACGGCGGCTTCCGTCATTCCACGCGCCCCAGCTGTTTTGAATCAATACCAGCGGTTCGCTGTACAGTTTCTTTATTTCATCGCGGTCGTCAACAGCAAGATACGCGAGCGCATGCGCCCAGCCGCCCTTGCGCTTACTTACGCCGTTGGCGTCCCGTTCGGCCGAGAAGCCTTCGCTCCCGCAGCTACTTACGCAGTAACCGTTCGCGAGCAGATCGCGCAGCGCTTCAAACTCTTCAACCTCGGTAACCGTCTGAACGCGATGATTCTCGCCGATCTTGCGCCACGACTCGGGCGGTGTGCGGGAGCCATACAAACCGGCGTTGCGTGCCGAGTATTGCGTGAAGTCGACGTCAATCTCGTCGTACTTTTTTCGGAGCCAGAGGCCGCTGTCGTTTAACAGAACTTGCGCAGCTTCCGCGCAGCTCCACCCGTCGCCGCCGTGCCGGCGCCAGTTGTAAATCGCTTCGGTACTCAGCACGCCGTTGAGCCGCGCCGTGGTGGTGACCTCCGGCGCGCCTTCTAACCTGCCGCTGTTCGGATCAGGAATGCCGCTCGTGATCTCGCAGCACATGGTACCCAGCGCGGCATTGCGGCTCGACCAGCTGACGCAGTCGCCGCGACCTTGCGCTCCACCCGGCAGGCAATCCGGGTAGAGCTTCAAGATCTCAAGAAACGGGAGGCTTAGCTTCCCTTTGCCTGTTTCTTCAAGCTTGTATGTCGAGCATGCCATGGCGCCGTCGGGGATACCACCGGCGGACTTGATCTGATCGCGCAGCGCTTCAGCGGCTTCGGGGTTGCCATACGCGCCCACAAAGCCGCTTTCATACGCTGCCACGACGTCATATACATTACTGAAAAACTGTTCTTTGTCGGCCATGACATCTCTCCGGCATACGTTAAGCGGTCGGCTCTTCGTTCTTTTCCTCGCGGACCAGCGTCACACCAAACGCACCGGGCTGCGCGGGCGGAAGCGTGTCTTCGGCGACAAACTCCAGCACAGCGGGCTCAGAGCGGTTACCGGCGTCATCGACGTCCACCAGCGTGAGCAGCACCGACGCGCCCTGTGGCACGCTGATTTCGCCCAGCTCCGTGGTGTCAGCCGGAAAGACTTTGAACTCGTCGACCGGGTTGGTGCCGTTGATCGCGACAACCAGCTGGCGCTCGACAACGTCCGCATCAACAACCGGACCGACAGAAACTTTGTAAACAAGCACATCAGCCATAGTGGGATTGCTCCTGATTTGGGAAACAGTCAAGGCTACCGGGGCAAACGGCGCGTTTAAAAACAACGCCATCACCACCAGCAGCCACACGATCAAACACAACAGCACCGCGGCGGTGACAAGCGCCATCTTACTTAGCCGCCGTTGCCGAATTAACGACAACAGTACATGCCTCCACCAGTTTCTTTAGTACGTCGGGCGTCACTGCAACAACATCATCCGTGCCAACGCTCTTAGCGAACACGCTCTCAATCGCCTCGTCCAGTCCCGGGTACTTACCGGGCTCTTCGATGGCGAGCTGCAGCGTGTTCTGCTGTGTCAGTTCCCACTTCTCTGTTGTTGTCAGTAACTCAGCAGCTTTCGGCCGCTGCAGCACGTGAATCAAACCGCTATACACGCTGATCACGCGCGCTTTTTCTTCGGGCGTAGCCGGCGTCAGCAGCTTAACAATCGTGGCGTCAGTCGGTCCTTCAGGTACGACAACTTCCGGCGTCGGCACGGTCAAAGGCTTTAGCGGCAGCCCGTTCGGGAAAACAAGCGAAACCAGCAGCAGTAACCCGGCGACCCAAACAAGCTTCTTCATACAACACCTTTTGAGGGCTGTTCATACTCCACAATGACACGCAGCAAAGCAGTGCACGCATCGACGCCTTCTTTGCAGCCTTCGGCGGCGAGTTTGTCGCGCAACTTGGTGACAGACAGAATGTCGTCCACAAGCGGAACGGCGATCGAGTCATGAACGGCCGGTGCGTTTGTTGTCGTCGCGCGCACAACCTTCAGCTTCGCCAGCAGTTCTTTCCGGTACGCGACCGCCAGCAGGCCGCAGAACAAACAAGCACAAACTAATTGAAACGCAGTCATAGCTCCTCCAGTGTTAGCAGCAGTTTGCTATTTTATCAGGTTTTCGGCACGAGTACATACGGCCGACCATTAATAACAAGTGTGCCGTTGATCTGCAAACCGGCATCTTTAGTAATGGGGTAAGGTTTCGTACGTTTGCCGTAAAGTTTTATGATTTCCGCAATGTCGCCCTCTTGCGGCTTTGTAACGTTCGGGTCGTAATACGGCGCCATGAGGTTGCCGGCGTTTAAGTGCGGCAAGCCCAGCGCATGACCCAGTTCATGGCAGATGACAGCGACGGCCATATTGAATGACCAGTCTTCCGCCTCGTCGAACATCTGATCGAGCTGGACGTTCTCCGCAACGCCACACGGCAGTTCGCTCCACGCCAACGTGCCGCCTTTGTTATCTAAACCGTTCTTCTTGCCGACGCCGGAGCGGGCGTAAATGTTCGCCTTCTTGTGCGTGTCCACGCGGACCGGGTCAACCATGCAGACCTCGGCCCACTGCGAGAACGCAATGTCGTACGCCTCGGCGACTTGAGCGTTTGTCAGCCCCGGCAGATGGATCTCGTGGTAATACGAGATGTTCGGCATCGGCCACTTGCAGGGATCGCCACCGGGGGCTGTGATGTTGAAATCAGGCAGCCCGCAGCGGTGACGATTGATGCGATGCGCGGTCTTCGGGCCGACTGTGCCGGTGGGATTCAGGCCGTTGAATTCTTGGAACGTCCGAATCGCCTTTTGCAGCTCTGCCCCTTTGATCTTTTTGACCTGAGCCAGCGTTTTGTCGCCGAAGTACCCCAACGAGTGGAGCCGTCGGAGAATTTCACTGATGGGCAGAACATGAGCATCGCTGTGTATTGTTGGCTTCCGTGCCATAGTGCGCGTCCTTGCAAAATGCTAGTGCGCGGCAGCCAACTCCATTAACCCGGCCGCCGTCGAATCATCAATTGTAGCACTCAGGTCGTACACTGCGTTAACAATCGGGTTCGACTTGGTGTATTCAATCCCGGCCTTTGCGCAGTGCTCGCGCCACAGATTGTTTAACCGCCGACGCAAGCGCATTAACTTACGGGGCGGCAACGTACGCAGTTCTCGCATCCGCTGCTGAATAGCCTCGGCCGAGCTTTGCTCACGACAGTGAATGATCACCTGCACCAGAATCGAAATGATCATGATGATGGTGATCGGATCAAACTGATACGTGTTGCCGCCCTTTGCGGCCAGCTTTTCCGTGAGCCGGTCGCTGAGGGCAGACAACGCGGGCGATTCTTGAATACGGCGTTGTAATTCTTCCGTGGTCATCAGTTCCCCACTCGTTCAGCCCGCATCTTTTCGACCGCCACCGCTTCCATGTAGCGATACCGGGCGTCGATCATTTGGGCGCGCAGTTCAGTGCGACCAGCCAGATACTTCCAGATCAGCGCGCTGTTGAGCACGACCACCTGCGTGGCGCCAACAATCGCCGTCACAGCCTTGACCAGCGTCTCGGCCTGCGACTGATCGACCCAGCCGATAAGAACACCGACGGCAATCAGGTTGCTCACGGCGCCGATTGCCATGGTCCAAAACTCAGGTGTCAGCCAGTTGTTGGAATCAACATTTACGTCGTCCGCCGCGGCATTTAACACACGCAGTTCTTCACGTACCGTTTCAACACTCTTCTTCGTGGCCATACGTTCTCCTTTAAGTGAAGGCACGGGGTATTGTACCGCCCGACCATAATTACGCAAGACAAACTACCGCCCAAACAAGCTAGGTACGACGGCGTGCATCATGCCGCCCCATAAACCCATCTCTTGTAACTTATTTTGCCCTTCCGGCGTTAACCCGGCGAGCGCAGCCAAGGTTTTGCCGGCAACCGTGGCCGTGGCTAGCCCGACGCCCGCAGAGGCAATCCCGCGGACAACGTCGATGGGCCGGATGATGGGGGAGTTCATGTTCGTGCTAATCCCGGACATGAGCCCGGTGGCGGCTGCAGCGAACTGCGGCGGCGTATGCTGCTGAAAGCCACGGTACATACCCATATTTACGTCCTGCCACGCGGCCTGATTGAACTGCGGCACAGACACGGTTGGAGAAAACATCGGTTCGTTTAAAAACGCGCCAGTCGCTCCGCCCATGGGCGCAGACGAGTCCTTCTCCATCTTCTCTTCGTACGGGTAAACGACCGGGGTTTTGTTATTTGTAAACAGACCCTTGAGCGTGCTCGTTCGCATGGCCCGGGCATTGGCGTATGAGTTCAACCCCGCCAAACCCGCACCGCCCAGCGCGCCAATCATGCCCAGCGTGCGGCGCAGCTTACCGCGCTGTAAATACCGGGCGGGGAAAAACTGCTCTACCAGCGTGCCAGCGCCGTAACCCAGTCCGCCGGCCAACAATCCGGCCACGATACCGTTGGACAGCGGCGTCGGCCCGCCCAGCAGTTTGTTGCTCGCGTTCCACACCGGCGCGAGGCCGGGAACTAGCGAACCCTGCTTGATGACGATCTCGGCGTCCGGGTCCACTTCGGTACCGCTGAGCTGAATCGCTGACACGTTGTCGATCCCGGCGGCGTGCATGTCGGCCGCGTAGGCGTCAAACGCTTCTTTTGTTAACGTCACTGGCGTATACAAGGCGATGGAATTCACGTCCGGCAGCCATGTCGCCGCAGTCGTCGCCAGCACGTGCGCTTGTGTCGCCGCTTTTTCATGCGCGGCCTTCAAACGGAGCGCCAGCGGGAGCAGCGTCGCAACGCGCTCAGGAACCGACTGCCACTCGTACAACGTGCTCGCGTGGTCCATGGATACTCAGCGCCCAAAAGACAGCATGAACTTGATAAATACCACCAGCCACGCCAACAGGCCGCTGATAGCGAAAAAAACGATGACCGCGCTCAGACTGACCACGCGCCCGAGCTTCTGAATGGGGATGTCGCGCAGCAGTTTCCACGCCTTGAGGTAATCAACCGCGCCGGGTTGCTTCGGCGGTGTGGGTTCCGGGGTCGGCGCCGGGGTGTCGGGCTTCTTTTTCCGTCCCAGCAGTTCGTTGAGCTTATCAAGCAGCGGTGTCGCCATGTGGCTTCCCCCAGTTCTTAATCGTGTCAAAGACGTCGTTGCCGTACAGCTGCGTCGCCTTGTCAAACGTGTTCATCTGCGGCAGCGTTCCAGTCGCAGCGGCTTGCGCCATCTCGTAGCGGTAACGCGGATCGAGCATCGAACGGTACTGATGGGCCTTCATGCGCGACGCCAGAATGAAATCGCCGCGCTGTTTGGCCTTCATCAAGTGATCGACGACGTTTTCGTACACCGGTTTGCCGTGATCAAACACAAACGGCGTGCGGAAGTTCAACAAGTTGCCAAACTGCTGCGCATACACGCTGTTGGTGGCCGCTTTGACGTGCGAACCGACAACTCCGGCTGGCGCATGAAACCGAAACTTCGTCGGCGTGTGCGTAATGCCCTTGTACTTCGGCTTTGGGTCGTCCACGTGCCAGTCCTGCGGCGCTTGCGCGATTAATCGCCGCAGGATCTCGTGCTTGCGGTCGTAATCGCGGCGATCCGAGTGCGTTTTGGCCGCCCGGAGTTCGTCGAGGATGCGCGGACGGGCTGGTGTGTCGTCCTGCTCCGCGCCTTTCTCTATTTCTTTGACTTTTTCGTAGTACTGCGGATCTTCGGACAGGTGATCTTTGGCAATTTCTTTGGCAATTTGATCATTTCTTGTGTGTTCGTGCTCATGTTTAGCTCCTTCGGCTAAGGCAGGCGCAGAAAAATCCCGATCGGGTAAATTATCGGCTTCACCGCCCGGTAACAGGTCTTTTTTTACCGAGCGGGAAAGATCGTTGGCCGCTTTTAGTTCTCCCCTACTGATGGGGTTACTAAACCTATGCTCTTCGTCACTTTCGGCAGGGGTTTCGTAACCCTTGGCCTTGCCGTTGTCGAGGAGAATGCCCTTGCGGCGCACGGCAACAGTGATGTGAAACGGGTGATCGCCGTTAGGCAGAGCCGACAGGCCGTAGCTCTTGCGCAAAGTCGCCAGAGTGGGCGCAGACACCTGAATCGCCCAGACTTTGCTGATGTGGCCGCCGCCGTCAGGTGTAATTTCTTTCAGGCCGCTCAGCGTATAGCCAAACATGTGGCCGCGCTCGTTGATTTTGTCCGCGCCGACTTGGTTCACCTCGTCGGCGGTCATCACCGAAATGTGCGCGTTTAAGAGTTCCTGCTTGTCGCCGAGATTCCACACGCCGGCGGTGGGCAGTTCCGCGCCCGGTTCCGTCATGGCGTCGAACACGCCGCGGATAAGGGCGTTCGGTACAGATAACAAAAGCCAGCCGGACTTGGCGAGATAGAGACGGCCAGCCAGCGGGTAACTCATGGCGGCTTGTTTTCCGCCCACACGCTGTAACCAGCCAAACGCATTGCCGGCCGCATATGCCGGATGCTTGCGCAGGTACTCAGGCTGCCACGCCAGCGGATCTAACGCAGATAAGCTATCCATAGCGCGCCTTCAAACTGCCTGAGTAGGACTCGAACCTACAACCCCAGCATTAACAGTGCCGTGCACTACCATTGTGCTATCAGGCAATCATTCACGGGGTTGCACTTACCGTTGGCGCAATCGTACTCCCAACTGCGTGATGTGCTACCGCCGCATAAGCCGACACCAGCAGCATAAGGCAGAAGAACGCTGAAGCACCCCACGCGGCCACGCTCAATTGTTTACGAATGGTCATGGTCATGTTTTGCATGCTCCTCGGAATCGATGTGGCGATTGATCTCATCCCGGTCTCGTTCGTGGTGGATGATGACTTTGATCCCCGCGCCCGATAACAGCGAAATCACTAAATCTGTCAACGTCGAACCGCCCATGCCCGCCAGCACGCAAATGCCGATCAGGCCGTAGACGTTTTCCGCTTTTCGGTAGTTTTGATACCAAATCAGCGCAATGGCGAGGCCGAGAAACCCGGCGTTCAGCATGGCGCTGATCACCGCTAGTTTAGAGAGTTTCTTGGCAAACCGCAAAAGCGTTGCCAGCCCAGCAAAAGCAGCTGCGCCAAATGCGCTAAAAAGCACCGACAACGAATGTAATGTTTCGTCGTCCATGATTTTTAACTGCCTGTAGTTGTTGAAGTTATAAATTGTGTCAAAAGCCCCTGCGATCCCCTGTCCGCAGGTCCTATCCCGACCGAAGTCGCGATTCCGCAGCAACTTTCAAGGATATAATTTATCCCGTGTGGCATTTGCTGCTCCTCCGCCCGTGAGCCCGACAAAATCTGACCACGGAACCGTGTAACCCTCGCAGCATCCCTGCTTTGAAAGTCACTCCTAACCAGCCGGCCACCACGACTAACTTTTGACACAACCCCATTTTACAACTTTTATCCGCCGCAAGATAAAGGCGGATAAAAAGATTTGGGTCGGCGCTAAATTGTCAAAGAGCGATGGACTAAATGTAACGCGCTGGGCAATTGCTGCACAGGCCAGCCGGCTCAAATTGCTCGACCCAGCCGGGCGCGTCTTCGGGTAGAAAGGCGATGGATCGCGCGGCCAACTCGCGCGGCGACGGCGTCCAGATAAACTGCGCGCTGGTGAGCGTCGGCCCAGCTTCGTTCACAAGAAACGCGTGCGCATTCACGTTGCACAACGCGTCCAGTGTTTCGGCGTCGTAGCAGCGGGACCAGACGCGCTGATTGGAGAAGAAACTGGGCGGGGCAACGTTAAACCCCCCGTCAAAGGGAAGCAAAAAACTCCCTTGATGAAACACAACTTCGGCGCAGACGTGCCAACCAGCTTTGAGTGCGGCCTGCAGGTATGCCAGCCGGTTTTCCTTGTCCGGCCGCGGTCCGTTGATGTTTCCGAGATGTGCAATCAAGATGCCGTCGAACCGTGTCCCGCGCCCCATACCGACTCCCCTGACTTGTTATTAATCGCCACGTGTTTCGCATGTGGCGTATCGTACTCGTGACCGCAGTGCGTGTCTACGAAACAAATCAGAGAATCTTCGCGGCGATTAAGCAACCGCGAGCGACGGCGTGCAGCGGATCCTTGGCGTGGCGCACTTCTTTCACCGGCAGCGGAAAACCGTTCTCGGCCAGCTTCTTCGTGAACATTTCCACGAAGCCCTTGGCCCGCGTTGTCCCGCCGGCTACAGATATCAAAATCGGCTCTTTGAATTTCGGCAGCGCTTTGTGATCCAGCAGCGCGGCGGCCAGCTGCTTCGTCGTGTAGTCGATCAGGCGCTCGTAATACACGCTCACGGCGGCCAGAATCGTATTCTCGTTCTGCTCGCCAATGACAAACGTGCCGTGTTCTTTTTCAGCCTGCACAACAGAGTCGGGCTCGTTCGTGGCCACGGCTGTCATGCGGTCGATCCAGTCGCCTGACTTCGTGGTCGAGAACAGCACGGTCGGCTCGCCATTGAGCATCACGCACACGTTCACCATACCGGCGCCCCACGACAGGCCGATGCCGGTGTAGTCGTCGTGTTCTAACTCCGAGTAACACAGCGCCTCGGCCTCGTTAATAGCTCGCGCCGCATAACCCTGCTCCGCCAGCACGGTGCGCACCACGTCTTCGTGATACGCCACGTCGAAATCATCGTCCTCTTGGTCGACGGGCTGCGCCGGGACACAGAAGATCAGCTTTTCGTTGGGGGTGCTGGCGGTGCCCACGACTTCCTTGAGAATAAACGCCAGTACGCGCTTGGCCTCTTTTTCCTTGGGGCTGACCACGCCGCGGTACATGGGACGCTTGGCCGAGTCGTTGCGCTCGACGGCTTTCTCAATGGCGTCTTGGCCGAGAATAATGAAGCTCCCGTCGGCGTCCTTCACGAACACCTTTCCCTGCAGGCCCTTCTCGATCATCTTCGTGGCCACGGGCGTCGTCGGCTTGATGATGTAGAACGCGTCCCGGAAATCCTTGTATTGGACGTTGCCGACCACGTGCGGATCCGTGGTGGAGTTGGCGGCTGCATCTTGCGCCAGCACAATAAACGATGTCCCGACGTCTAAACCCTTTGCCATGACTATTTACCTTTCAACTGGGCCAGCTTGGATACAGAGGAACTAATATCATCTTGTGTCTGGATCGTTTTGCCAAGAGTAAAGTCCTGCGTCTTTTGCATGCCGACGGTGTTAATTTCGCCAACGTATTTGCCGGTATCGATTGCGATCTTGCCGCTCACAGGTCCAGTTGTGTCTTTCATGGCCGCGCGCAACGTATTGGCTACAGGCGCCGCGGGCGTGAAGTCGCGGGGCGTGACACTAACCAGCCGCGCTACCAACCAGTCGAGCCGGCCGATCGCGTAGCCCAGCGCGACACTCCCGGCGACGATTAAAACCAAGATAGAGTACGGCAGGATTAGCATGTTTCAGGCTTGCGCCATCCCCGGTGTGACTTGATGCGACCGCAGTTGACGCTGCGCATATGGCAGTCGCTTAAGTTATTTTTACGGCAGAAGTCTTTGAGGTTGTGAATCGTGGTCAGCTCGCCGTCGGGGTTCAAAAACTGATACGTTTTGGAGTATTTTTTGCTGATCGCCTGTCGGCCACGGGCGCGAATCTCCTGCATCTGTTCTTCAGGAATCGCGTGCAGGCCGGTTTTTAACTCCACTGATTTCGTGCCGCCGATGCTGGCCCATTTCAGGTGCTGTTTCCGTGTCATGTTCAAGAAGCCGCCGCCATTCGAGATCGAGCGCTCCAAGGCGATGCGGCGCTGCGCGTCAGTGAGCAGGAACCGGCCGGCAGCGTTGCGGTTCAGACAGACTTCCGGGCCTAAATACTCCGTGTTGGCGTGGGCGTTTTTAATCAGCGTGGTTTCGGTGTCGGACAGCTCTTTGGCGGCTTTCTTCGAGGCCCGGCGCTTTTCGGCCCGCAGGATTACTTTCAGCGCGTCGGCCTGATATTCCGGGTGCGTCGGATCGTTGTACTGGGCAAACGTCACCGGCGACCCAAAGTACTGGTGGTCGTCTTCGGGGGCTTTGTCAGTGATGCGCGAGCCGTAGTAAAACTTGTAACCCAGCGACGGGTACAAGATCACGTACAGGTAGTACCAGCGTTTGGCCATGCACTGAATCCGTTCAGTGAACATTGCGGGGTTAGATCCGTCTAACCGGCCGGGTATTAATTTACCCTATTGCGGTAGCATTTCTAAAATTGGCGGCCAGTAACTCTCAGGGTGCACAACCTTGGGTGTAAAAATCGGCAGGGTTTCGCAGACGTTTACCGTGCCGTCAATCCGGGCTAACTGGGCGGGTGTTAATCCGCCCACGCCCTCGGGCAGGTCGTCGATCCAGATATCGATGTGAATGCCCAGCTGCTTGGTGATCTCGCGCTTGGGCAGGTGGTTGCAGAACACACACCGCGTCAGCAGGCTAAACGTACGCGGGCCGAACGTGTTGTATAACTCCGCGCGGCTGTACGGCGTCTCGGTGCGGCCGGTCACGCAATACACCTTGTGGCCGCGCTGCGTAAACATGCGAATCATCGTCCGCCACATGTCCACGTCGCTGGTGAACGTGCGGTCAAAATCAATCGCAATGCTGGTCGGCCGGTACGGATTCATTCCGCGTCGTTGTGCACGCCGTCTTCGACCTCGCGGACATAGCGCATGCGCCGCTTGTATTTCACGCGCTCGATAAACGCCGTGGGCGTCGAGTAGCGGCGGCAGACATAGTCCACGATCTTGTCCACCAGCTCCGTGCGCTTGTCCTGATACTCCGTTTCCGGCCAGCGCCCGTACAGGTACGACACCTCACCGACGCAGCCGTCAAACAGCGGCGTGATAGTCGCCCGATAGAGCGTGATGTTGCGAATTGAGTCCGGGGAGTTCCCGCGCATCGTGCGCTTGGGGCAGCGGGTCTCGATGAGAAACACGACGCGCTGCGGCGTGTGAATATCCAGCCGGCCGACGGAACAGGCGTCCATGTCCAGTTCGATGTGCAGGTTTAGGTCGTTGCGCATCTCCTTGAGCATCGCGTCGAGATCCGCTAGCGACGTGTCCAGCGCGGCGCTCGGGTCGTCCGCTTTACCGTCTTCGGCCAGCTTGATGTAGCGCTGCGCCCGGCCAATCACCCCCGCTAACGCCCCCAGAAACGTGGGTACTTCGTCGGCAACGTCGTCACTGTACACGATTCAACTCCTGTATACGTGTTTCCAGTTCGTTGATCTTGCGCCGGGCTTCCTGATGATCCGCCGCGGCTTTGGTTACCATGCCGGCAATCAGTGAATTCAGCCGGTCCAGCTCGTCAGCGGCTGCGTCAAGCGTCTGCCGGTCGACCATGCCGTGCATCGTGCGCAGTTTCTTACTGAGATGGTGTCGCGTGTCGTCACTCATAGCTCAATCTCCTTCCCGTCGCGTAAAAGTTTTACGCCAACTTTGTCGGTGATCCGGCGGCAGATAATACCGGCTTCGCGCAGCATCTCGTCGGCGCGTTCGATGCTTTCTTTCCATGACCCGTGCGCTTCCGGGTACGCCAGCCCCACGACTTCGTGAATCCCGGCAATGATGATCGCCCGGGCGCAGTCGGTGCAGGCAAACCACGGGCAGTAGAGCGTGGCGCGCTTGGTGGGAATGCCGAGTCTGGCCGCGGTATAAATAACATTACGCTCGGCGTGCTCGATGTAGTTGTACTTCATCGGGCGTTCAAGGCGCTCGGCGCGATGTTGGACATCCGGCGGCAGGGTGTTGGCTGCGGCTACGTTTTCGCCGCGCTCGGCCACCAGCACCGCGCCGTTTTGCGTGTGCGGATCATCGGACTGCGTGCGAGCGACGTTACAGGCGACGCGCAGGAAGAACGGATCAAGAGTTGCGTGCATGGCTGTTTAACAAGAGATGCGGGTTGGATACTGGCAGCAGAACCGCTCGTGTTCCGCTTGTGCTCGTGTGACGTAGGGGCGAAGGAGGCGCTTGGACACGTTTAAAACCCAGCAACCAGTACCCGGCACCACGGCTGTCCAAGTGTGGTGCGAACGCCGGGAGGACGACCGGCGTTCTGCGGCGTCACTTCCGGTCCGGCGCAGAACAGGCGGGAGTGACCTGCTCGCAGCACAAAACCGGCCGCCATGCCGCAACTTTCCCGCATGTTTATTTCCTCGGATCCATCATGTTCAGCTTGCGCAGCTGTCGGTGATCCACGTCAGCCAGAATGCGCTGGATATGCCGGGCGTCCTCGAAGCTATCCTGCAGCTGATCCTCGTAGAACACTTCAAGGTATGCTGCCGCGACTTTATCATCGAGGCTCTTCAGCTGTTCGAGCCGCTTGGCGTAGTTCACGACGACTTGGCGTTCCAGCGTGTGCGCCTCGATTAAGATATCTTCGACGCGCGTGTACGTCTGGAACGGATGTCCGCCGGCGCAGGGCTGAACGAAGTCAAACCCGTACAGGCAGTCCAAGAACTGCTGCACGTGATTCAGCTCGCCCTTGGCCGCATCGGTTAAGAACTCTTTGTACTCTTCCGCATGCAGGCCCGTGACGGCGCTGGCGTGGTAGAGATAGAACTGCAGGTGCGTCCACTCGTTCTGCAGGTCGTCGTTGATCAGGCTGACGAACTGCGCCAGCGTGTAAATACCCGGATCACCCGCGGGCCCCGGCTCGCCGCTCTGGTTGGTCACGCCAATATCGCCCGGCATCATAGTCCCGTCTCCTTCAGGTAAGCCGCCAGCCGCTCGGCCTGCGGTGTTTCTTCTTTGATGATCTGGTCGAAGCAGACCGCGCCGTACTGCCGAAAGATCTGCACGTTATTTACAAACCAGCCCATATGGTAGCCCGCGCGCATAAAGCTGCATAGATGCGTTGTGGCGTAGTCGTCCAGCACGTAGTTCTGTCGAGCAAATAAATCCGCCCAGTACTCTTTGGGTTGACAGTTAATGTGCCCGTGTCCGCCCTGTCCGGGTTGCGCCGCGCTGAAGATTACGGTCGGCGCTGTCTGCACTAACTTCTGCACAAACGCCGCGGCCAACTCGGGGGCGATATGCTCCGCGACTTCCAGACACAGGCACATGTCGTAGTTGCGGTACATATCAAACTGCGGATTGAACACGCTGAGCTTGTCATATGGGCAGCGCGGATCGGGGTCCACGCCATCGACTGTAAAGCCAGCCTTGCGCAGCGCATCGACGTAAATCCCGGGGCCGCAGCCGACATCAAGAATCCGCATACTGGCCTCCGCGGACGAGATTGGCAAAGCCCGCCACGTCGTCGGGCGGGATCAGCAGTTTCGAGATGGGCGCGTTCCAGCAATTCCATTTGAACGTCCAGTCATCCCAGCTGCTGGAATCCACTTCGCCCTTGGCTGCAAACGTCGCCACATTGAAAAACTTCTCTTTGGGGAGAAAACCCAGAATCCACGCCCGCTCGCAGTCCTTGTGAATTCGCACGAAGCAGTACCAGTCGCACAGCTGGCGGATATTGGCGTCGCAGACCGTGCAGTTATAGAACGAGCGGGGCGGTTTGTCGTAGTTCTGCAGCTTGGTCTTCACATCCACGCGACCCAGAATCTGATTTCGCAGATCCCAGTTATAGATATCATCGCCCGTGGACCGGACCCACTGCTGCTCGTAGAAGTCGTAAATAACTTCCTCGCCCAGCAAACCCGTGAAGACGCCTTGGCCTTCTTTGATCGAGTCGTTGAGGTAGTTGCGGCCGAAGCGCTCGATCACGCGGGCCGTCATGTCTTCTTCCCGGGCCAGTGCGCGTTCTAATTGGCCCGTGGTGATAGGAACTTCCAGAACATGGCGGTCGCAGCGTACTGCTGACATGTGCTTCCTTTCAGGGGTGGGCGCAGTGTAATGCACCCCCTGAAAGCAGGCAATAGAACCGCGCCTATTAGTTACAGCTTTTTTAAGATCGCTGCGACGAGTGGATGCCGCACGACGTCACTGTGGGCAAACTGCACAACGTCAATGCCCGCCACGCCCTTGAGTTTCGTAACAACTTCGTTCATGGGCGGTGGCGAGATCGGTAAATCAGTCTGCTGCGGATCGCCCGTCACGATGATCTTCGAGTTCTGCCCGAAGCGCGATAAAAATAACTTAAACTGCGTGTACGTGGCGTTCTGGGCCTCGTCGAACACGCAGATCGAGTCGTTGAACGTGCGGCCGCGTAAATAACACAAGGGCGCCAGCACCACGGCTTTGTTTACGAACTCGCGCTTGGGGCCGAACTTGCCCAAGAGCACGTCCATGGTGTCGTACAGCGGCTGCATGTACGGGTTGACCTTCTCGCCGAACGAGCCCGGGAGATAGCCGAGCTTTTCACCAGCATCGACAATCGGGCGTGTCAAAACGATCTGGCTGGCACGCTTGGCCAGAATCTCGTTGATCGCGTACGCCATGGCCAGAAACGTCTTGCCCGAGCCAGCAGAGCCGAGCAAGAACGTGATGTCGTTGTCAGAGAGGGCTTTCCATGCCCGACGTTGTGTTTCAGTGCGCCATTCGATCTCGCATGGTGTCAGCGGCGCTTTGGCTTTTTCCTGTTGTTCCTGTCGTTTCTTGGACTTCTTTTCGGCTCTCCGCACATTCCTTTGTTTGGCAGCCATACAGACTCGCTTTCACGATGCAATGTTAATAAGTTATTTATCCTCCGATTTTTCGGCAGGTTTCGCAGCCGGTTTCTTCACCGGCGGCTTGGTCTTGCCGCTCCTCGGAGGTACGAGATCCATCTTCTGAAACGGAAACGCAGATACTTTTTCGCTGGTCTGCTTGCTGTTGGTCGCGTCCGTCGGCGTGGGGCTGGTCGTCTCACGCTGCTTGTCGTCCACGAGCTTGCTCATGCCGCGCGAGCTGGGTGTGCAGCTCATCTCGGTCTTGCCGCGCGCAGCACTGGAAACAGCCTTCTTTTCTTTCTTCTTCTTGCTGCCCACCGGGCGGCACGAGTCGTTGCTGTACGGCTTCTTGCCCGGGACTGGTTCATAGCCCTTCCAGCACCGACCCGCAATCTTCTCGCCAAAGCTCAGCGCCGAGCCTTGCTTCACGCCGTTCACGCTGGCGTTTTGCAGCTGCGGCATGAGCTGTTCAATGATATTTCTATTGTGCGTCAGGAAGTCGTACATCTGCCGACCCTGCTCGCTGTTCATGTTGGGGTCGCGGCCCATGAGCATCGTGGTGCCGAACTCAGGACTTAACTTGCTCAGCGCATTAATCTGGTCCATGGGGTTGCCGCCACCGCCGGCCAAGCCGTACAGCGCGTTGGCGCCTTGCCCCACCATGCGGCGCGGACCGTCGCCGAACATGCCGGCACCAGCGGCGCCCAAACCAGCGGCGCCCAAGCCCAGTGCGCCCATCGCGCCGCCCAACCCCGCGTTGCCGCGACCGCCCATGAACGCGCCGGCCAAGGCCAGCGGAACACCGGCGCCGATTGCGTAGCGCGCCTCGATCGGCAGGCTGTTCCACATACCCATCAGGCCGCCGTTATTGGGCGCGGCTTCCATGTGCTGACCTTGCGCCAGCTGTGTATTCATCTGCTGCGCGTTGATGTTCCCTTCGCTGGGCTCACCGCCACCGCCGCCGAGCAGCTGGCTGCCGTAGTGCAAACCCGCGGCGCCCGTACCAGCACCCACGGCCAGATTCAGCGGATTGCGCGCATTGGTCATCGCCGACGTGCCGCCGCCTAGATATTCAGGAATGTGCTTGGCCATGGCCTGTGTGCGGCCGACCGTCGCGTCACCAAAGCGTTGGCCAGCAGCGCGCGGGCCATTTCCCATCACGCCCTGCACCAGATCGTCAGCTTTGTTTAAACCGCGGCGCATCGTGTTCATCGTGCCCTGACCGAGTGAACCGACGGCGTCCACAGCTTGGCCGGCTAACCGACCGGGTGTGCCGTGATACAGACTCTTGGCCTGCCCCTCGATGCCACGACGAGCGGCGTCCAGACGGCTGGGAGCAGCGGGCTTCGCAGCCAGCGGGACCGCTTTGTAACGATCCTTGAGCGGAATAGTTAACGGATCAACCACCTGCGGGCGCATCTGGCGCGCATAGCCGCGCGTGGCCGCCGTGCCCTGCTGCACAGCCTTGCGGCCGGCGTTTGCAATCTCGTCAGCAGCGGTGGTGGCCATGCGCTTTGCAGCTGCGCCCCAACCTGCGGCTGCCTTCTCGTTGTTCCCGAGCAGTAAACCAAATTCATATGCGTTCATGGGCGTCGTCCTGTTTTGATATCTGTGTCGGGGGTTGTTCAGCGTAGGTGCAGCGGCCGCCTTCGCAGCAGGTTTCCAGAATGATGCGGCAAAACGGGCACACAAGCTTGCCGCGGATCTCGATGCCCGGGCTTTCGCACTGCGGGCACATTACCACTCGAACTCCACGGGTCGCTGCGTCTTGTAGTTAAAGTTCACGTCGATGGGCGAGCGCAGACGCACGCCGGGGATCGGCAGTCTGGGGGCCACAGCAGCGGTACCGCCAAGCAGGCCAGCGGCAGCCAGTGTCGGCACGCCGTAGCTGGTATCAGCCAACTGCGCGAGACCACGACCACCCGTTTGCATTGCGTTGCCCACAAAGTTCGTGGCATGACCGACGCCGCGGGCTGTCCGACCAGCCAGTCGGCCGCCGTAACCCAGCGCCGGCATCACGTCGCCATATGCGCCGGTGTTCGCCGCGCCGTGGTCGATCAGGTTCTTGCCGCCCTTCATGGCCTCGCGGCCGAGCCCCTTAGCCAGCCCAGCAGCGCCGCCCGTGACCTGACCCACGCCCTGCAGGCCGTTGCCAAAGCCACGCACCACATGTCGCGCGCCCTCGTTGATCGTCTTGGCGCCGCGCATCGCCGCAGTGCCGGCAGCGCTCATGCGCGCACCCACCGTGCCCCAGTTAATCGCTGTCTTTTCTAACTGCCCGATCTGGGCACCAAACTCATACGGCGTCATGTAAACTCTCCTAAGTTAAAAACCTGCCAGCGGCTGATGAGCGGCGCCACCCCCGAACGAACCGGGATTGGCTCCCATCGGCTGTTGATATTGTTGCGGCGGCATGTTTCCGCCGGCGGCTGAGCCCGCGCCGGCCATTGCCATGCCAAGCGTGCCGACCGCGCTGCCCAGCGGTACAAATTGCGCGGCCTGCATCGGATTCTTAATCGCCGCGTTATACAGTTTGCCGGCGCTTCCGGGATTTTGCGCAAGGGGCGCATACTTTTGAATGCCGCGGCTGATCGTCTTGTTCGTGTTTTGAATCATGCGGGCGCCGTCGTCAGCAAAACGCGCGGCATTCGTCGCCACCGCTTTGCCGATCTGCGGCATGCCGGCGCGAGCGAGCGCTTTGCCGCCTTGGACGAGGCCCTTGGTGGCGCCCCGGGCTGCAAAGCCGAAGCCGGGCAGGAAGCTCAGCGCCCCAGACAAGCCAGCCATGCCCGCGTCCATCCAGCGGCCGTTATACAAGTGCCGCGACACGTCGTTCACCGCCGTGGGCACACCCGTAAACGGGTTCGAGTACAGCGCGAGGTCTTGGACGAGTCCGCGCTGTGTCGGATCCAGCTGGCCCGTCATGCCGCCGGTGCCGAACGCCACGTTGCCGAGCATGCTGCCGCCGTCGCTCTGCTTTTCCAGCGTATGGCCGACGCGATAGCCAAATTCGTAGGGCTGCATGGGGCGCTCGTCTTTTGTTATCTAAACTTGGTGCACTTTCGGCGGGACATTTTCGCCCGAAAGTTACGGGCCATCTGCCGGACGTCTTTATTGTAACAATGATAGCTGAAAAAGTGCCCAAACATGAAGTGGCAGGGCGTTTCGCACAAAGTGATCAGGTTATTTTCGACTAATTCTAGTTCAGGCGCAATGCTCACCGGGAAAATGTGGTGCACGGTTAAATTTGTCGTGCGGCCACAGACTTCGCAGGCCGGGTGCTTCGCTAAATGTTCTGCCCGGACGCGTTTCCATGCGCCAGCCCGCTGTCGGAGGTCGAGGATATGTCGCGGGCGTAACCAGATCGGCAGCCATGTGTCGCAGAATTTAAAGAAGAGCGACACGAGGAACTGCATGGTTTCACCTGTGTGCTGCCTTTGGTGTACGGCGGATCATACGGACAGTTTTGACATCGCTTGCCACAACATTTGCGCTGCGCCAGTAACATCTCGCGGGACAGGGGCTGATACTTAGTCACGGGCGTTGTATTTCACGACGATGTACGTTCCGAGAAACGCGCCGACCGCCAAGGGAACGACGTACAGCGGATTCTTAGAATACGAAATCACCCCGTACGCGCCCAAGCTATACAAGAAAGAACTGACAATAGCCGCTTTGGCTGCTTGGCGCTTGCTGACGCAGATGACGTACAGCGCGTACAAAATATCGATCACGACGTACGTCACGAAGATGATCAGCGCAGTCGTCCAGCTGAAGTCGTGAAGCATAGCGCCCGTCGTTAAATCACTGCGGTGTGCGTAAACTGTTTCTCGTAGTGCGAATAAATCTCGGCATAGGCCACACCCCACGCGGCGTCATGGGCTAACTTATTGAACGCCTCGTCGGTCTTGGCTTCGTCCAGCCGATGGTTCCACGCCCGCGCATGCGCCCACTCATGAATCAAGACATCCATGGAGCGCGATTCATCCAGACTCTTGTCGATCTGGATGTGGAACTTCTTGCCCTGTTTCCAGCAGCGACCCTCTAACTTTGCGAGCTTTACCCGGCGCACACTCACGGGAAAAGCTGCGGGACACTCCGCTTTGAGCATCCGCAGGAGGGCATTGTAATAACGAAATCGAGCCGCCATGCTCTGAGCCTCCTGAAGGGCATCCTTGCCACAACAGGGCGATTATACATGGCGGCTCGACGTTTGCCTGCAGAGATTTATTACCAGTAATTTTTTGCTTCTTGCCGCGCCAATACTGAGCCCGGCTGTTTTTTTGCCAGCGCATCTGCCGGGGCGCGTTTCATATTGGAGCGAATTAAATTCTGCAAATACTGCCGAAAATCCGGCATGACAGCGTCGCCCGGCGTATGGCCAAACAACGAGTGGCCGGGAGCGTTTAAATAGATTGGCGCCCGGAACGTCCCGCTGTTATGGGCTGCCCGCAAAGCCGCGCCGGATGCTGTACCGGCGCGTGCCGGCACTAATTTGTTCAACGCGGAATCCGACAGTTGCATCGCGGCGTCAATTAATTTTTTAGACGAACTTTCTTTCACTTCTTCGTCGCCCTTGTCGTCTTTCTCTTCGGCTTCAGGCTTTTCGTCTTTCTCGGCGGGTTTTTCTTTCTTCTTCTTGCCGATGCTGGCGCCGATGTTTCCACCCAGATGCGCTCCGGCACCGAGGCCCAGCGCGCCGCCGCCGAGTAAACCCAGTCCAGCACCATGCGCACCGCCCATCGCGCCGCCAGTGAGCGCGCCCAGAATGCCGCCGCCGGTCAGGCCCGCTAAACCACCGACACCCGCACCCAAGCCGCCACCGATGGCCGACAGCATCGAGGCTTCTTTCTTCTCCCACGAGGGCTTGCCCAAGAAAGCACTTGTGCCGGCGTACCCGGCGCCGCCGCCAAGAGCAGCACCAGCAGGAGCACCAACACCCACCGCGCTGGAAATATTGGCCATATTTCTCGCGCCCCGTCGCGCCCACGCCCGTGCCCCCACGCCGCCCGGAATCCGCGGCGTCTTTTTGCCCTTGATCAGCATGAGCGCTGCCAGAATGCCGGCCGGAATGCCAGCCGCCGCGCCCAACGTCGTGCCCGTGGCTTTCACAGCCCCGCGGCCAGCACCTTCCATGCGGTGGCCTTCGGGCGATGTCATGGCACCCATCCCAGCGCCCAGCAAGCCCGGGCCCAGAAACGCCTGCTTGCCCATGGTTTTTCCAATCTGCATTCCAAACTGCTGCGGAGTTGCGGCCATACGGTCACCTGTAGCTTGTACGTGGTTTTGAATCTTTCGGGAAGCGACGTGCTGCATGATCTTCTCAAACAGCTTGCGCCGCGTCAGCATCATCTCGACGGTTTTGCTCACGGGAAGCGGCGGCATGATTACTCGTCCGTGTCGAGAATGCTGTGGATCGCTGGCTCAACGGGTTTTGGATATTTTAACCGGCGGCGAGCTTGCTTTAAAAGCGGGACTGGCTCGTCGGTTGTTAATTCACGGCGGCGACGCTTGAGATACTTTTGTAACTCCTGCTCCTGATAGGCTTGGAGCATGGTTTTTACTTCTCCGGCGCGCTCCCGGGCGACCAGTTTCGTGGGATCAATGGCCCAGTGCCGCAGCGCCCAGCCACGTCTCGGTGTGGGATCTTTGCTGAACGGGCCGCCATGGCGCGCCTTGAAGCTCGCCCAGCGCTTAATTTGGCGCGTGTCTTCGTCGGGGATCCTGCGGCCCGAATTATAGTTCTGGTACCACTCCAGCCAGCCCTTCGGATCATGCTCGGTCACCCATTCGGGCTTCCACTCTCCTAAACTCGCAAGCCGTGGGCCTTCTTTTTCGTACAGTGATTTGTACACGCCCAGCGCATGTAACTGGCCCGGCGTATAGTCTGGCTGGAAGTCTGGTAACTCAGCGCTCAGCTTTTCGCGTTCTTTCTCGTCCTTGTAGCGCGAGCCTTCTTCCTTGAGGATCTGCCGGAAGATCTCGTTCAGGCGTTCTTTATCCGCGGTGAGATGTTCCAGTACCTCGTCGCCCGTACGCTCACGCTGATAGCCCATGAGCTTGCCCAAGAAGCTCGGGTCTTGGCTGGCACTTAGATATCTTTGGACTTTGACGTTCTTGAGTTCTTCCGGGAGACCGACGTGCGAGTCAAAGCGCAGACCACGGCCACGGGCTTGCTGGCTGCGCGACTCATGCCAGTGCGGGTCTAAGAGCTGGATCAGACTCGTGCCCTTGGTCGACAAGCCTTCGGCGCCAGCAGGGCCGATCAAGAGCGCCCGCAGCTTGCCTTGGTTATATGCGTCCACGGCAGCTTGGCGCGCCTTTGGGCTGACGCCGCCGTGGAAAAACGCATGCGGGATCTTGGCTTTCTCTAGGCCGGCTGCGTAGGGCGCCAGACCAGAGTCAATGAAGTTCGAGTAAATGATGGCCTTCTTGCGCTTGTCTTCGGCGAGTGTCTGCTGGAGGTTTTTAAACGCTGTCTGGAGCTTCGCGCTCTGGGTAAACGCCTTGGCCGGGTCTTTGTCGGCCCGGAACGGCTGCGTGGACAGACTCACTTGGCGCAGGCCAGTTAAGAAACTGTTTAACTTCGCCAGCTCGTCCTTGGACAGCGGAAACTCTTGGTCGAGTTTCCAAAGAAAGCCCGGCGGAATCTTCGTCCGAATAGCTTTTTGGATCTTCTGCTGCTCGGCGCTCAACGGGACGCGCACGACTTCTTCATTCACGTTCACGCCGTCAGGAGTCTTGCTGGGCTGGTAATCGACTTTGCCGCGCAGCAAGTTGCGCAGTTCTTTCTCGTTCTTGACGACTGGCTTGACGCCCGGCTTCGCACCACGCAGCCAGCCCAGTAAGCCCGGCCGCACGGTCTTATAGTCGATGTAGCGTTTTTCGAACTCTTCCGGTGTGATCGACTTGTTGTGCAGCATTGATAACAAGTTCGCCAAGTCCGTCGGTGAGTTCGTGATCGGCGAGCCTGTTAATAACAGCAGGCGCTTGGCCTGTGCAGCAGCTTCAGCAGCTCCGGCAGAACTCGCGCTGCCCGGATTGCGGAGCCTGTGCGCCTCGTCCATGATGAGTGTCTTAGGCGGCGTCTGGAACTTTTTGCCCAGCGCTAGCCCCGTGTAGCTCATGATCTCCGGGTTCGAGTTGCGCGTAAACTTCTTGATCTCTTTGTCGAAGTTGCCCCTGAGACTGGCCGGAACCACCACGCCGTAGTCTTCGCCGTTTTGTTCCTTGGCGGCTTCGGCGGCGGCCAGCGACGAGAGAGATTTCCCAGAACCCAGCCCGTGATACACAAGCAGGCGGGGATCTTCCGTCGAGATCCGGTCGGCAATGCGTTGCTGGTGTTCTTGGAGTTGAATATCGGGAAGCAGTTCGGCACTCTTTTGACGCAGCCGCTGAATTAACTTATCAATATCTTGTCCGGGTTTGTATTTCACCGTGTCGGGCAGTTTGCCGTACTCTCGCAGCGTATCTTTGTGGAAGTTATGCACGAGCGTGGTCATGTGCCGTTTTTCTTCCTCGACCTCGGGCGTCCACTGCTTATCGGGATTCTTCTCGTACCGGCGTCGCTGCCGTTCCAGCCGCTGCTGATATGCCTGCCGCATCGAGGGATTAACGTGAATGCGAGTAAATTTTTGAAGCAGCTCTGGCGGCAGATATGCGAGCTGCGTGCCTTCAATAACGGCCGGCGCCTTCGTTTCTTCCAGCGTCTTGAGCGCCGTATCCCGCATCAGCTGGCGAAACTCGTCGTGCTTGGGCGAGCCGAGCGGAAGATGATTATCTTTGTCATTATTTGCAAGAAACGCTGTGAACGCCGGCTGATGATCCACCTGCGCTACTGGGCGCTGCAGCTTTTCAGCGAGTGCTTTGGCCAGCGTAGATTTACCGGCGCCGCTGTGCCCGCTCACAAGAATATGGCCGGGCGGCGGGTCGTCGTCGAGAATGCTGTTCATAAACCGCGTGACCTATTTTGACTCATTTATATCTAAATGGGTCGCCGGCTCTGGACCCGTGGTAGCCTGCGCGGCAAGCGCTAGCTCGTACTGCTTGATCTGCGATTCTACCCAATCCTTGTACAAACTCACACGGGTAAACGCGCTCTCGTCGCCATACGTGCCGTCCGGTTTCTTGTCGGCGGCCATGAGGAACGAATTAATTCCCGCTAATTTGTTACCAATGAACATGCCGCCGCCCGAATCACCCGGCGTGATCATGAATTCCAAAGGAAAGCGCGCGGACCCTGTCGACGGCGTGCAAATTAACACCGTGTGCGTCATGGCGTCTATTTTATTGTGCCCGGCGCGTCGTTTGTGATCGCCGCGCTTGATATCAAAACCCGTGGAGAACGTGCCCGGAAAGCCAAAGCCGGCGAACGTAATCGCTTTTCCCAGCTCGTCGTCGTGTTTGTACAGCTCGGGATAAAACTCCGCCTTGAAGTCTTTGCTGGAATATCCCACAGCTACGTCGTGCATGCCAAACTTGCCGTCCTCAAAGTCCTTGTGCACGACGACATGCGACAGGGGATACTCTGTGTTGTCGTCGCGCAGGATCGTGGCCCCGGATGTCCCCTTGAGCACATGCCCGGCCGTGAGAATCCAGTTGGGCCTGATGATCACCGCGGAGCCATACTGGTCGTGCTCTTTCAGCGGGCACTCGGGGTTATCGCACGGCGCTTTCGCTCGGATGCGCACCACGTTGGCAAACTGTCGGCCAAACTCGACATATTTATCGTCGGGGGTGTTGGGGTCGATCGTGCCGGCGCAAGCGTGCCGCGCGACGGTAAAAATAATAACAAAACGAAGTAGCCGGGCGAGAAATTCTTGCACATTCATGGCACGCCCCAATCTTGTTTTAGCGCAAACTGATTAGTTTATATGCGCTGTTGCGGTTGCAGCAGTTTCATTGATTTTGCAAACATGTGGGGATCCAGCTTGGGTTGCGGCGGGAGTTTGGGCGAGCGGAGCAGTCCTTGACCAAGACCAGTTAATCCGTAACCAGCGGCACCCATGAGGCCCATGGCGCCTAGACCCGCGGCTGCGCGCCCACGAAAACCTTTGGTGAGATCGCGTAACGCCTGCGCTTTGTGCGTGACTAACACAGGCTCAAACACATCGCTCAGCGCCACGCGATTCGGCAGATACGTCGATGGTGCGCCGGAGAAACGACCTTTGAACAAGTTTCCAAACATGCGGGCTGGACCCGCGCCGCAATGGCCTCCCCGACAGTCACCGCCAAACAAACGGCGAAAGCGGTTGAGGCCCAGTACTTCGCTTACGGCAGTATTACCGGCTCCGGCGGCGTCATACGGATCCACGCCCATCCGCTTGGCTTGCTCTAAGAATTCTTTTTCCCCAAACGTTTCTTTGGCCCGCATCCAAAGCGTGGGTTTCTGGCCGACCGGCGTTGTTTTGGGGTCACGATAATACCCGCGCGGATTCTGGCTCGAACCCTCTGTGACCGTGTGTTTGTACACCGTGTCACCCCAGTGCGGGACCAACTCTTGCGGGCGCCGATCAAGCGCTTCTTGAATTTCTTTCGTCAGCCCTTCTGGCGATGTGTTGTATTTATAGTTGTCAAGCCAGTTGCGCATGCGCACCCGCAAGCCCGGCCAGCCGCGCCGCCACCAACCGTCCGCGACATCTTTTGCTGCCTCTGGGGCGTTGGAAAAAATGTAATCCACCGGCGTCTGGCCCGCGTTCGTCGCGCTCATGCCGCCGTGTAATAAACTCGGCACCACGGTCTCAAACTGCTTCGGTTTAAATAACTTGGATTTGAGCAGGGCGTTGGGATTACCACCAGCGGCTTCGATCAGGGATTCGACCGTCTGCTTCTGCGCTGGTGTCTTGAGTCCACGAGCTTCTAAGTTCTTGGCCAAGCGATCCCAACGCTCGCCATCGGTCATGCGCAGGTCAGCAGCGATTTGCTTGAGCTTGGGGTTCTTGGCGGCCAGCTCATCGAAGCGTTTGGCCAGCGCTTCCTGCCGGTCAGCCTTGCCCGTGATGTACTCTAATTGGCGCTCGAAGTTCTTGGCGTCTGTGCGTGGGCCGCCAAAGAACCCGGTCTCGCTCGTGGGCCGCCAGCGCTCATGAACTTTCTGTCCGCGGCGATATAGCTCACCAGTCTGCGTGTTCCCGGAGTTCTCGGCGATGTCTCCCAGCAGGCTTTTCAGGCGCGACACCGACGTGGTTTTTGCCTGCTGAAGCTTCTGAATTGCGTTGGCATCAGGCCGCGGGACTTGTGGTTGGGGGGCATTAACGCCTTTGCGTACAGCGTCGTCGTAGGTGCTCCATGCACGCTCTCTGGCTTTCAGTTCTGCCAGTTGCTTGGTGCGAGAGCGTAAATATTCTTTGTAATTCCCATAGCGCTGCGTGCCCGTCATGTCCTTCGCATCGCCCGCCACGCGCTTGCGCCACGCCTTGGGATTGCTGGCCATCTCGGGTGAATATAATTCTCCACGGTCGTTCATTAAGAACGAGAGCGCCGGACCTAGCTCGCCTTCCGGGGTGTTCGTGAGCTTCCAATGTGGACGCACATAGGGCCCGGCAACTTGGCCGTGCGCGCCGGGACCGCCAGAGGCTGTATGCGAGCCCCGCACCAGAATATCAGTAAACGTATCGCCGCCACCCTGTAAGCCAGACAGGCCGAAGTCCCCCGGCTGGATCTTTTCCATGACCTTGCGCAGGTCAACATTGCCATTGGGGAGCGTGGCGTCTTCGGCCGATTCGAGGATCTTCTTGTACTGCGGATACTCGTAAAGCAAGTATTCCAGCAAACTGGCGGTTGGCAAACCAGCGGCAGCCGCGGCTCCCACAGGCCGGTAATCGAACGGAGCGTTATTCTGGTCAGCTGGGGGCATAGCGCGGCCGGCGATTTTGATAGCAATAGCACAATTCTACTGGGACTTATTCTATTACAAAAGCGCTGATAGCTAAAAAAAGGCGCCCAAGACAACGAGTCAGGGGCGCCTCAAACCGTTCCGAGGAGGACGGTTTAATTAACATTAGGCCGCGGCAAGGGCCTGCTGACGCGCAACGGCGATCTGCTCGGCGTTCACGCCGGCCTTGAGGAACGTGTAGCACGCCTCAGCCAGCACGCCGCCGGTGATGGCGCTCGACATGATGGCGACCATCTTGCCGACCTCGATCGAGGCGCCGGCCGCGAGGGCGACGCCGCCCACGGTGCCGCCGACCAAGATGCCGCCTGTGATGCCGACGCCGATGGCGGCAGCAGCGCAGAGCGCCTTGATCGCGAACGTGTGCGCGGCCACCCAGTCGATGTTCTGGGAGGACACCACGTTCTTGACGTACGCGAACGCCTCGCGCGCCTTGCCGGTGGCGACCTTGATCTGGTCGCTGATCCAGCTCAGCACGCTCGCGCACCACTCATAGATCGAGTGGAACACTTTGCCCATGAACTCGTACACCGCCGTGGCGGCGTATACGAGGCCATCGAGCAGGGCGTCGAGTGCCTGTCCAGCGCCGAGGGCCAGCGCCGTCACCGGGCCGTACTCAGCGGCGGGCTCGGGAGCGGGCTTGGCGCGATTGACCTTGCCCTTCTTGCTCTTCGCCTTGATGCCGCCATGGATCGCCTGACGCTTGCCACCGACTTTACGCAGAATCATCTGATGTTCTCCTAAAACATAGACCAGTTACACAGAAGCTCGGGTAACCTCGTCCGAGGACGCCAATAACACATTGGCGTCATTAGATATACCCGGCTTTTGGCTTTTATTTAGATATCAGCCAAGAGACCGGGTTTTCAGGACCAGCTTTTCCTGCGCGGGCCATAACAGCATTTGCTGCATGGTATCCACGCTGGTGACATCCTTGAGCAGCGCGAGGGCTGCCTGCGGATTCGCCTGTACTAACTCGGGTGCTGGCATCGCTTCCTTGCGAGCCCGCGTGAGATCGTCATAGCGGCTGTACGTATCCCACATCCAATCTTTGCCGTTCTTGGGGTTGTGCTTTTTCAGCTCGCCCTGAACGTAATGATTGGTTTGCACAAGGCCGTGTTTCCTTGTGCGGATGTAGGTATGTTCGCCGGTATGACTGACGACCGCGTGGTCTTTACTTTGCGTACCAACGACATGGGCAAAGAACGGCACCATGGTTTGTTGGGTTCGCAAGTGAAAGACCAGCTTCTCGTAGCTTGGCATCTTGTCGCAGACTGCTCGCACCCGCTGTAACGCAGGCCACGCATACAGAAACTGCGGAACCGATGCCACGGTTTTAACAACCGAAGTTAACATGCCCCACCAGCTCTCATCGCTTTCGTCCTCGTCAACGCAGGACTTCACGATGGGAGCTTGATTCACGACCAGCGCCCACTTGTCACACATGGCTGATACCACGCCCACCATGCCCGCAACGCCCACAGATGTGTAGCTTTTGCGGCCGCGATGGAAGCGAATCAGCTTCGTGTGTTTCCCGGTGGAGGGCGGCGTGACCCAGTCCATGTTACGCACGATCACAGGACTGGAATTCACATCGAAGCTGGCGGAACTGCACCCACAACCGTACATCTCCGAGAGAGACGTAAAGTCGTAAATTAAGTTCCCCAGCAGGAGTTTGCCGACAGGAATTTCCGCATGCCGGGCAATGCAGCGGAGTTCCTGCGGGTATTCGAGGCCGGTCTGTTCCAAGAGCCAGCGCCCGATATACCCACTGCCGCTTGCCAAAGACTTGATGACGCTGCGCACAGTGTCAGACAAGTGTGGCAAGACTTCCTCGTCGATATGGGTTTCCACATCGCCAAGGATTGACTGGATTGCGTCGCCATTTTGAATAGCAAACTCAGTCCAGCGCTCATCGGCAGGCTCGTCCAGATCGATGTCGTGGACTTTGCCAGTGAAGAGCTTCATGACTGGCTCCCTTTCGGTTTCGGCGCCAAGCCAAAGTCGTCGTCTTGGCCCGGAAACGGCACCGGGATGTTGAGCTTATCGCAGCACTGGGCGACGAGATCTTCCAGCTGCGCGATCGTCTTTTCAGCCCGTTCGACCCGCTCAAGGACTTTGTGCAGCGAGACGGCCAAGAAGCCGACCACGCGCCCCAGCTCTTTGTTGCTGTCTTCCGCCGGCACCGAAACATCGTCGGGAAGCCACTTGTTGATGTCCGTCTCAAACATCTGACTCATCGGTCATTCTCCTTGGCTGCTAAAGCGCAGCAGGACACAGATCAGCCCAATACACTACTGGGCGTCACTGAATATGACCGGAATTGGGCTTTTATTTAGATATCAGCGCGTGGGCTAACTTCACGCCAAACTCGTACGCACTGGAGCACTTGCAGTTCCATTTGCGCAGGGACTTGTTAATGCGCGAGTCCGGGTCTTTCTTGGTCTTTGCGCCAGTCTCGTGCTTCTTCATGCCACACATCCGGGAGCAAAACGAGTTCTGACGCTTGGCCCGGTCGCCCTTGGGATTACTCTCGGTCACCGGGGCTTTGAGATTTCCACCCGTCGCTTTGTTGTAGCTGGCGCGGCCCTTGGCATTGAGCCCGCCTTCTTCATTCTTGCCCGCAGCCCGTTGCCACGCAGGTGTGCCAGCCAGTTTTTCGCCGCCCATGCCCTTCGCTGTGCCGAACGACGCATTGCCATTGATATCCCCCGACGAGGAGATCGCGCCGAAGGAGTTAATCGGATTGGCGTTGGGAGAACTACCACCACCGACAGGCGGTAACTGGCCAGAGGCGCCGGGTGTGCCCATGTTCGCCGGCTGTGTGGCTTGCGCGGGCTGAGCAGGCGCTTGGGGAGCTTGTGGCTGCATGCCCATGGGGAGTGGCGTACCCATCGCGGGCATGGCGTATCGTTTAATTCCGGCGTTGGCAGGGACCATGGCGGCTTCGCGGGCCTCCATTTCGGCCCTTTCGTTCTCTAAAGCCTGCATGATGGGCTGCGACAAAACAGCGGAAAGTTTCGCCATGATGCTATTTATGCCATTTCCCTGCATATTTGACTTATTTTCGTGCCCGCAGCTTTTGCCCTCTGTTTTGACGACCTGCGGAGGATTTTCGCCCGCTTCTGTAGGCTTGTCGCTATGGGGCTGGGTGATTCTGACCTCTGTAACACCCGCTTTTTTACAGATTTTGTCGTAAATACTTAGCGCCAAAGAGCTTGCGGCGGATTGTTTATCAGTTGTTTCTTTACTTTCAGACTTGTCTTTGTCGGATACGTACATGGGGAGCTTCTTTTTGGTTGGATACTCGTGTGCCCAGCGTTTCGCGATGTCTGGATGCGCAGCCCAGAGAAACCGACGCTGTTTTTCTGAGCGAAAGGGCATTGGCGTAGCTCGTGTGGATGGCGCCGCGGCTGTTCCCAAGCTGAATACGCCTATTTTGCCACAAGGGGCGTGAGAAGAAAAGGGCGCATCGGGTGTCTGGTATAGTGAGAAGGTGTTTTGACCCACTACATCTGTCGTCTTTGGGGGCGACAAGGAGGGCGCCATGCGGTTCGTGATAATTTTACTGGTGTGGCTGGTGTGCGTATTGAGTCTGGGGAAGGCTGCGGCTGAGAGTGTGTTAATGTTCTCGGCGGACTGGTGTAAATACTGCCAATTAGCCAAAAAAGACATGCTGGAGAACGCCGACGAAGTAGATACGTGGGCGGTGGAAGTTATTGATACGGATGTTTCGAAAGAGTTGGTGAAAGAGTACGGCGTGAAGAGCTTACCGACGTTTATTTATCTAAACGACGCCGGGGAAGAGCTGGATCGGCAGGTTGGCTACAAGGGCTACCGCCAGTTGAAGCGCTGGGTTGAGAAGAATAAGCGCTGATAGCTAAAAAAAGCGCACGCAGGGTCAGGGTGCGATACCTGCGTGCGCCTCCGCTTACGGGGCCGAGAGGGTTGTCCACTCGGCGTCGTAAGTCTGTTCCAACGGATTGATGATCCGGGGCTTGGGCTCCGGGGCAGGCTTCAAGACCTGCAGCTGGGTCGGCGTCACGGGCTGTTGCCAGCGCGCCGTGAACTCCTCCCAGCCTTCGGGCGGTCGGCACTTGTCCGACGCCCAACCCAGAAACGCCAAGCCACCAAACAGCGCAAGAGCCGTGGCCATATTATTTCCTTTCTATAAAGCGGACGGAGCACTGGCGTAGTAATTTTTGGCTTACGCCTATCCGTCACTAAATATGACCGGAAACAGGGCCGAATTTAGCTAGTCCCAGATAATGATATCCATGCCCATCTCGGCGTCGTCTTCGTCGTACTCGGTCCAGATGGTGAAAGGCGCGGCCATGGCTGGGTCTCCAAGAAGGGGTGTTTAAGCCCCGCCATTGTACCGTTTTGTTAACAAAACCCATTCTGTAAGAAATACGCGTAAGACAATCTTACAGCTATTTGACGTAACATATTGATGCGCAAAGACTTACGGCAAACAGGAATTAGTTGCTTGTCTTAAGTGCTTGCGCGACAGCTACTTACGTCAAATAGCTAAAAAAATCCTGCACGGCTGGTCCCGAAAGACCGACCGCGGCGTCTGCACTGCAGGAGCAACCCTGCAGCCGTACGCCTCCGATGTGGCGGACTTGGCAGTCCGAGCCCCGTGTGCGGATTAGACACGTAGGGGCTTTGTGGTGCGTCCTCGGGCTGCAGCGTTCCTTGGGAACGGCTTACGGCAACCTGTAACACACACTATCCACGTAGCGCTCCTGACGATAAAGACGTTTCAGGAGAGCCAATGCGTCGGCGCTCTAAAGCAGCACACCGACGGCAGAGAATTCGCGCGCAATGAGAGGCGCGTTCCCAGACCACGTTGCCATGGTCGCAGCACACACTATTACGGAGTGTTACTGCCGTGGCGCCTCCGTGTGGTGTTGTGCAGTACACCGGGCGTCCACAGCAGGCCGAAGTTTCATCGGCACCCTACTTATTAACGTGGCAGGTTCCCACAGCGTTATGACCAACCATCAACCGCCGCTGGCCGTCACACTCGGCCAGCGGTGAATCGCGCTAGGCGACCTTCTCGAACTCGGCGTCGATAACCGTATAGCTATCGAAGTCGTCGTTCAGGATCGCCGCTTCTGCCGGGATGCACTCGCAGACGCCCAGTTCAAGGCCGCAGTGCAGGCAGTGTTCAATATCGACATCAGCTGGCGTGATCACGAGCACAAGCATCATGTCACGGTAGTCGTCCACATTGACCTTCACTGCCGGGTTGTTGCGAAGCTGAGCCATTATCTCGTCCTCCTTGAAGAGAAATAAAACAACCGCCGTCTCGTGGCGGCACAACGCTAATGGTCTCTCGCCATTAGACGGCCCCACCTATCACCGGGCAGGGGGTACGGCGAGGGGTGCTATAACTTCATGCGTAAGGCCAGTGCAATAGGCACTGCCGCGGCAAGAGCTATAGGTCCTCAATAGATATGCCGTGTTTTTGGCAGATATTTAGCTATGGCGCGGATAGCTAAAAAAAGCCGGCAAGGAAGCGCATCCCTGCCGGCTTTACGGAGTTAACGAGATCCGCGCTCGTGCCGAAGCGACCAATCGGCCGCCAAAAGATTCGTTAGCACAAGAAACGCTCGTGAGGACAGGTATCACTACCCACCTACGCCCTGCAGCCGTTTGTTAGGTCACGGACAGATGCACGTTGTACGGACGCGCGTCTTTGTTATTTAAAACTAGCCCGGCAGGTCTTTCACCTGCACCACCCGCTCCCCTAGCCATAATGTAGTGTAGTCGAGTGGAGTCACTTGGAATAGCCACGAGGCCCGGGCGGGGCTGCCCGCTATTCCGCCATCTACCCTAACGGTTCCTGCAAAACATTTCACGAAAGCTGCTCGTTGTTTCAGCCCTCTGCATGCACCTAGAGATAGGTTCATACACATGCTTCTCACGAGCGTTTCTTGTGCCAACGCGGGTATTGTAACACCCGAATGCGCTACGTCAACGTGTCGATATAGTGCTGCGTAGAGCACACATACCGCGTGACGATATCCTCGGCTTCACTGCCCGGGCAGCGCTTGTCCATTTCTTGAACAAGGTTGCCCATCGACCTGCGAATATTTAACAGTGCGCGCCGAAGCTGTTTTAACTCAACCTCGGCGTCTGTCTTATACCGCGTCCCTGCGCTCGTCGTCACCATCGGTTCCAGCGCCTCCTTCTTGTGTACCACTTCGTCCCACCATTGGTTGTTCCACTTCACTGCTGTCTTGCTCGCCGGCATTCTGATACGCGATTAACAACGCGTCCTTGAGGGTGTCAATCAGGGTGTTTGCGCACGTGTCTACGACTTTACGCTGATACTCCAGCTTGTCAATCGTTTCGCGCAGCTCGTCTCTGGTTTTCACCAGCGTTTCGGCGAGTTTGAGCAGTCCTTGCGCCATCGCTATCGACAAGTTATCCACGGGTTCTCCTTTACCGCAGGTCATCGAACGAATCTTTCAGGCCAATGGCGCGATCGCCTAGATAGCGCGCCACACGATCCATGACTTCGACAATGCTTTGGTTTTCGTGTACTCGCCGGGCCTCCGTCGGCGAGTATGCACCAAAGCACGTGACTTTCAGCATGATCGGCGCATGCTCCGCATCAATATCGCATTCGGTCACCTCAATCGACTCGATGTGACCCATCTGATTGCCGATCATGCCGTCAGACAAAGCGTAATCGCAGGCGTCTCGCAACGCATGCACGAACCAGCGAAGATTGCTGTCCATATCAGCCAGCCTCCTTCGCCGACACGCGGGGATTCGCGCTCTCCTCCAACTCGTACCGCACGTCTCGCCACTTCTCCAGCAGCATGAGCGCGAGCGGCGAGTCGGGGCTGAGCCGAATCAGGAACTCCTCGATCTCCGGCATCAGCGCCGCGAACGCCAAGATCTTCCCGTCCACGCTGGCCGTGTTGTTGATCTCCAACACGTCCGAGTTCCGCTTCGGGCAGTGCAGCCAGCCGCGGAGATGATGCGGACCGGGCTGGCTGTTGATCGGCTTCAGAACGGCCTCGTACATGAAACGCTCCTTTGAGGGTGAAAGTTAATCCTTGAGACCACCAATCGCCTTTTGAACATGCTCCGGCAGGACACAAAACTTCAGGCGGTTAATTGCCTTGTAGTCGTAGTTCTTGTCCTTGGTGTCGGAGTAGTTCAGAAACCACAGGAACGGTTGCACTGTCCACTGCGCCAACAGCCGACCGTTCTCGCGCAATTGCTTCAGGTGTGTAAACACGCCCTCGCGGCCGTCAAAATCCCCGGCCCAAACGTGATTGTTTTCGGGTTCGTGGCCATAGTCGCCCGAAGACCTGACACGCCACGCCACTTCAGTGCTCGCAGGCACCCAGTTGTAGTACACCTTCGCCGTGTTCACGCTTTTCCGGTCGTAGGATTCCGTCGTGAGCAACAGCCCGTCAGGATGCCACCAGATCTCGTAAACATCGTTTCGGTCGCCGTGGGTTTCGTGGTACACCTTCTCGAACCCGTGTCGCTCTACCACCCGCACGTACTCGGCGTACGGCATGCGGAAGTGCGTATCACCAAGCACGCTGAATACGTCTTCCTTTTGCGCTGACAGGTGTTGCAGCAGGACGAAACCCAGCGCGCTGGCCTCTTTGCCGGGGCCGACTTCTTTCTCTGCTTCGTGCAGCGGATCAAACTTCTGCAGTTTCAGTGCGTGTTCTTCAAGCGCGTTCACAGAATGCTCCTTCAGGGGTAAATGGGGTAAAGCTTTTCATCGAACTTCACGAACGACGGCAACCCGTGTTCGTTTGGCAGCCGAGCCGCCGGGTCATCAACGACACGATCGTCGACTTTTACGCGACCCTCAACGATCACGCGCCGGGCCACGGACGTGTCGATGTTGGCGCACTGTGACAACACATCAACCAGCGACATCGTAGCCATGATTAATCCCACAGGGCTTGATAGTACTTGCCGAACAGAGTCGTTCCACGGCGGATACGCTCCTCGTGTGCTTTCAATCCTTCGAAATCACACTTCACCCGCTTGATGTGCTCGGTGATGTTATCAATATCGGCCAGATCATCTCGACCCTGCCAGAACTTATTGTCGTGATCAGGGTCGTTCAATTGCTCGAAC